GCCTTGCGGCGCATGGACTCGACCACGTCAACGGAATACATCTGCTTGCCTACGCGGATGCGGACGGGGATGTTGGGCATGCTTTCTCCTTTGTTTAGTCTTTGGTCATTCCATACCGCTTGTGAACACCGACTCCCGCATCAAGCGGGATGCCCGGTAAATACGGCGGCTCCATAGTCATCTGCGCCAAGACCCAAGTCTTAGCGTAATCTTCGTCTCCTTCCGGTATCACGGCGATCAATTCGTCATGCACCGTGCCTACCAAAGGGTACTTCTTCGCAACCCTTAGCATCCCGTCTGTCATGACGCAGCGCGCCGTGCCCTGAACAATGTTGTTGGTGATCTTCCCGGCGTACAGCTTGATGCGCTTCTTGCCGTCAGCGTACGACCACTGGGATCGACCACCCTCGTCCTTGTCCTGGCGGAGATCAGGATACCGCATCGCCATGCCGCTTGGCAAGATGATTTCTTCCTTGCGGAACGTGATGCACTTGTGCTTGTACTCCTTGCCCCGGTACAGGCTGTACTCGATCAGTTCCTGGCACAGGTTCCAGAACGCCACCACGGGCTGCGAGGCGGCGCGGTACTTGTCGATAATGGCCTTGGCTGCTAGGCAGTGGATGGCCAACTCCAGGGTCGAGCAGGTGTGCGGGATGGCCTCCAGCTTCTTGAGGTTCTCGTCCCACTCAAGGAAGCGCCTGACGTCCTCGCCCGTGACGCCCAGCACCTTGGCGTCCTCCTTGGTGTAGCGCAGCGGCTTGGCGCCCAGGAACCCCACCAGAAGCTGCGCGGCGAACGACGCCCAACCCAACTGGTAACCTGCCCCGATCAGCGCGCTCTTGGCTGCTTGCCGCTCCACGGGGTGGGTGTCCTTGGTCAGGCCCGGGATGCCGAACATCTGTGCGCCGAACTGGGCGTAGGCATCGCTGCCCGAGCGGAAAATATCCAGCAGCGCCGTGTTGTCCGACAGCACGCCGAGCACACGCGGCTCGATTTGAGAGAGGTCACCGGCCACCAGCAGGTGGCCCTCGGGCGCCATGATGGCGTTGCGCAGGAAGCTGCCACGCTTGAGGTTCTGCATGTTGATGGCGCTGCCCTTGCTCGCCGTCCACCGACCCGTGCCTGCGCCGAAGTAACTCAGCGGGACCGGCAACCGGCCACGGTGCGCGATGTCGAGGAAGCGTTGTGCGCGCGTGCGCTCACTGGTGGACTTGACCTTCAGCCGTGCTTGGCACAGCAGCATCACGTCTTCGTTGTCGCTGTTGAGCAGCGCCTGAAAGAGGGCATCATTTTTCGCAAGCGCGTACGTTTCAAGCCCCGTGGTCTTGCTGGTTTTGATCGGCGGAGGAACTCCGATTTGTTCGAGGAGCGCAGCAAACTTATCATTTGACGCAAGCGCAGCCTCATCCACGCCGAGCCTCTGTAGCAGTCCTTCACGGGCTTCCCTTTCTTCTACGATGGCCGCTTGCAGCATCCCCCTGTCGAGTTCCAGCAGCGGCCTCGTGTACATCTTGAGCGTGATGTCGATGAGGCGGAGTTCCTTGGGCGGGAACCCAGGCATCAGCCGATTGAATATCTCCTCGCACAGAAAGGTGTCGTGCTTGCAGTAGTCAGCTAGTTCCTGCTCCACCTCGAAGGAGATGGATTCCAACATCCCGTCCGTGCTGTGCACCGCCTGACCCTTGGGTGGGAGTTCAAACTCGGCAGCAAGCGTAGCCAGACTATTACCCGCCTCGATACCGCGCAGCGCACGGGCCATAGACAGGGTGTCGAAGATGAAGGCGGGTTGAACCCCGAAGCGCCAGGACAAGATGGTCACGTCGAACTGGGCGTTGTGTGCGAGCACCGCCGTCTCGTTCCAATTTATTCCATCGGCCCACGCCTGGATGTCCTTGCCGCGCACCCATACCGCAGCGCCTTCTTCCCCCACCTCTTTCCAGCACAGGCCCCAAGCCTTGAAGCGCGGGTCGCGGACGTACTCTTCGGTGGTCATCTTGGACAGGGTGTACTCCTTCCTGTCCCAAGCCGATTCGTAGTCAAGAACAATAATTCTTTTAAACGGAAGACTCACGTACCACACCCCCTTAGTGTTTTGTTTCTGTCTCGGTCGTGATCGCGTCCTCGATGAAGACGTTGAGCGCCGTGTTGACGATGCGCACCGACTCGTCGTATGTGGCGTTCAGCCCCATCGTCGTCATGCACTCGCCCTTCTCAAGCAGTATGAGCACGCCTTGCGTGTTGTCTTCCGAGAAGGCGCGGAACAGCGTCTTGATGGCGTGGATCAGCGCCTCCTTCTTCTCCGGCTCCATGTTGGCGACCTGCGCCTCCATGTAACGCCCGTAATCTTCATTGTTCATGTAGCTGCCTCCTAGCATCTAACCACCCCTGTAGTTCGTTGATGTTGTCCTCGTTGATCACGAGGGTCGTGCCGCCTGCAGTGCGTATCTTGAGCATCTCGGCTTCCTGCAGAGCGGTGGGTTTGTTCTTGCCTGCCTTGCACTCGATGGCCAGGAAGTGGCCATCGCAGCAGGCGATGATGTCGGGGATGCCCACCCTACCGTAGCCCGAGGCTACGGGGAAGAAGTAGTAAACCTTATGGGCATTGAGCAGTGTCACGCACTGCTTCTTCACACGGCTTTCAGGCGTCGCTGCCATGAGGAATACCCATCACTTCTCGGTAATCGAAGTTGTCGAGGAAGCAGTCGCTGAGCGCCACGGTTTCATCACCGTAGAACGCAACCTCGTCGTTGTAGGTGTAGACGTACTTGGGCACGCGGATGGCGCTGCTGATGAAGTCCTTGCCCTTGTCTGTTACGCGCCAGATGCCCGAGCATCGCTTCTTCGGATCGTCGTTGGGCTTGCGCTGGATCAACCCCCACCACTTGAGCGTGGACAACTGGTTGGTGCGCAGCACATCCTTGGGGCCGGTGGCGGGCACGTCTACCCACCCGTCCTCGTCACCCTGCTGCATGTTGAGCCAGATCAGGGAGCGTGCCATCGTGCGGTTGATGCCCCGCTTGTAGATGCTGCCCCATCGGGTGCACACAGGGCAGTATCCGCCTCCGTGGCGTATCGTCTCGCCCCAGTGGCGACGCATCGCTTCGATTGTGGTGCTTATTTCCATTGCTTTCTCCTGTAGTTTTGGGTGAGGGTGAAGTTGAGGGGGTGATGCAGATTCCTAGCCCCCTCGGTCTAGGTGAACGGATGCTTGCGCAGCAAGTACTTTCAGGCGGCACTGTGCAAGCGGTAAAAGTGGGTCGCATCTGCAAGGCTTGCCACCGTTACCAAACCAACGCGCCGCCTATGATTTCTTTGCCTGCTCTACCTCAAGCAACTTGTCGATGTAGTGACGCGCCTTCTTGAGGTCTTCTATTCCGTTCTTGTGTCGCCACCGGCTGAGGTACTTGACGGCGTTGCCGTCCAGGTAGCCAAGATTCCAGTCAATGATGGCGTCCCAGGGTTCGATTTGGAACTGCTTGTAGTGGTTGCCCGCGACTTGCGTATCGTTTGCTCGTGACGGTGCGGGTTGTTGTGCATGTCCAGCCGCAGGTCCTGCGGTGTCCCCACTGTCGTGAACCTTTGTTTGCACTGTGAGCATTCATATCTCCTTCGCTTCAGGCCACCAGTTGTGGCTCTAACTTCAAGGGCGTGGGCTCTCGCTCCACACTCGGGGCACTGCATGATGTCAACATCTCCATTAGTTTGATCTGCTTCTTCTTGGCGCGGTAGGCGACCTGCTTCTCTGCGTCGGACTTGCGATGACGCCGCTTGTCGTTGCCCTCACCAAGTTTGTAGATTTTCGCCAGATCACGGCCTCGCGGGTCTTTCTCCCACCCACTGATGTGGGCGGCGCCCGCACGGTGGAGTTCGCGTGTGTATTGGAGTACGGTCACGTAGTGAAGGCCCGTCTCGTTGGCCAGTTCCTGGCAGGTGTAGGTGCCTTCGAGGAGGAGCTTGATCAGGTGGGCCTGCGTGATCGCGTTGATCTTGATCATGCGCTTGCCCTTTTGGTTGGGTGGGCTCACTGCCGATCCTTTATGTTGCCAAGCCGCTGCCAGATGAGTTCGGCTTCTTCCGGCGGAACCTCTGTCGAGTTCTCGAACAGTGTGCCGTCTTCCATCATCTGTTTAATCGCGGCCATCATCTCGTCCAGTTCTTCCTGCGTGCCGTCGAAGTTGTCGAAGGCTCCAGGTACGATCTCAAGTTTCAGTTTCTTGTCGGTCATTTCTTTTCCTCAGTCGAAGTAGTTCATCCAACATCCGCTCCATCTGATCTGCGGCGTGTAGGTGGAACGGGCTGATGGGGATGTTGCTTGCGAGGGTTCGCATCATGCCGATGGTGGTGCGGATAGAGCGTTCGGATACTTCCTGTCTTGGTTTGGGTTCTCGCGCTGCCTGTATCTGCGCCAGTAGCGCATCCGCGTGCTCCATCTGCGCCGGGGTTACTTCCAAAAGTTTTTTCATGTTCTGCTTGGGCTTCTGGTTTGCGTTGTGGTCGCCGCTCATTCCTGCCCCCTGTCTTTGAGTTGCCCCGGTTTAGGTGCCAACAGTGCTGCATCAGACAAGGCCAGTCGTTCGCGCAGGGCGATTGCGGTGTTGCAGATAACCACGCCACTAGCATAAGTTCGCTGCATCACATGGTTCTCAAGACAGTCCAACGCCTGCCGCAGCAGGGCGGTGTCGCGCTCCGCGACAAGGGCGGCGAAGCGTTCAAGGTATGGTGTCAGGTCGTGCCCTTCCACCCAAGCGGAAGCACAGCCGCCGTCCCAATGACAAACAAGTTTTGCCTCGACTGCCAGTCGGATGATGTCATCGCGGGTCATGTGCTTTCCTTCATTTGGTCTTGCAGCGCATCCCTGTAGCCTTCGTAGTGGGCCATCCATATCCACCCCTCCATCTTCTTGGTGCGGGGTTCGATGACTCCCTCCTTGACCTTCTGGAGAAACTGCTCCTTGCAGGTGTTGGCGTACTTGGCGGCTTTGATGTGAATGATTTCTTGTGGAGTCATCCCTGCCTCCGCGCCTCTAGCATGGCGTCTGCAATGTCGTAGCACCTGACGGCGAGGTTGCTGGTTGAACTCCAGTTGTAGTTTGGGTCTGCACAAAAACCCTGCAGCACTTTGGCAGCGAAGTAGTCGCGCAGGGACATACCGCTTTGCCACTCCAGCACATTGTCGTTTTGATCAAACGCGGCTGCCGAAAAAGCAGGTCCGCCGTCTTTAATCTTTTTCATATCATTCCCCACACATAGTTAATCAACACCGCCACTGCCACGAACGGCCCGAGGAAGATCACAAGCAGGATGGACACCGCCCAGGCCAGGGCGAACAGTTCAGCCAACCATTTCATGCAGTCTTCCTCGCTTCTTCTTTCTTGCGCTGCTCTTCTTCCCACGCAGCGCGCTCGTCCGGGTTCATCTTGGCCCACTCATGCGCTTGCTTGATGGCGTCGAAGTCCACGTGTGGGGCGAGGTTCGCACACTCGCGCAGTGGGTCTGAGCGTTCGGGTTTCTTCAGTTTCCGTATCGCCTTCGCTTCGATCTGACGGATGCGTTCGCGGCACACATCGAGCGTTTCTCCCACTTCGTCCAGTGTGTGCTCGCTGTTTGTGTCGATGCCGAAGCGCATGCGCAGCACCTTGGCCTCTTTCGGCGTGAGACTGTCAAGCGCCTCGCCCACGATCCGATGCCGGTCTTCCTCCTCCAGCCCAGCATCGGGGGCGGGGGCTTCAAGCAACTCTCCCGTGTGTCGCGCAAGGGTCAGCAGCATCTCCTTGTGACTCATGCTGAAGTGCGACTTGTTGGTAGGCAGCACAAACAGCAACTGCTCAGGCGTCCACAAGTCTTCCGGCAGCAGCCCGAGGAAATCGCAGAGGCGCTTGGCACTGGGAGTGATCTCCCCACTCTTGCCCATCGGGGACGCCTTCAGGTTTACAAAATCACCTATCCGGCACTGCGACAGCTTCGCAGCCTTACAGAACTGCGCCACATTTGCGTAGCCCGCAGCTTCAATCGCGTTGAGGATGAGGTTGTTTCTGACCTTGAGGTCTATGCGGTATTCGCCGTCGTTGCTCATAGCAACACCCCCGCCCAGTGCAGGAAGTACACCAGGGCGAAGAACAGGAAGGCCAGCGCCGCCAACATGGCGGCAAGCCAGCCCAAGTCCTCCAGTCCGTCTTCATTCAGTCGTTGCATGGCTGTCTCCTCACAGGCTGAACGGGCAGTACGAAGTGAAGATGCGCGTGGTGGTGTACTGGCAGGCGAAGTCCACGCAGTAGGTGCCCACGTAGCGCGGGCCTTGTTGGGTGCTGATGAAGTCACACTTGATCAGCGTACCTGCTCGTGCGTATGCGGGAAGGGCAGTTAGTATCGACGCCAGGAGCGCGATGCCTGCGCACAGTTGGATGCCGATGATGGCGATGCGTACCTTGATGTTGCTTGTGTTGCTGTTGCTCATTGCTTTCTCCTAGATGAATGCCGGTGGGATGCCCGCCACCGGATCGGGTTTTTGTTGTCTGGGTTGCCGCTTGGATTTGTATGGTCGGCCCTTCCACGTTGGGAAGGGCCAGACCTTGGGCGGGGGGTCTAGTGCTTCTTGGGCAGGTCGAGTGGTTTTGCGAGTAGCCATCGGTCACCCAGTTGTCGAACGCTCTTGACCCACTGCCGTTGGTTGTGGCGCTGCGTGTGCAGCGGCACGTAGTCCACGGCGAACAACTCACGTACCAGTTTCAATGCGCGTGTTTTCATTCTGTTCTGTCCTCCTCTGTTCGTTCCGCTTCTTGAATGTCAGTGATGTCCCAGTTGGCCTCGTCGGCGTCGCCATCGACGTAATCCTCCAGGTTTTCCATGAGCTTGTCCGCTGCCTCATCTGCAGAGTAGGCGCTGACGACAACGGTGATGTAGGACTCGCGTCTGAGTTCGATCTCGTAGAACTTCATGCTCAGACCCTCCCGAAAAACAGCGCAGTGAAACGCTGGCGCCATGTCAGGTTGTAGTGCGGCTGCGGTACCTCAACCTCGATGTACTGCGTCTTAACAACCGGCTCCACCACCGGCGTGGTGGGCGCGGCATTCACTGCCGCCACCGGCTCGGCCCTCTTCGTGTACTTGCGCTTGGGTGCACCGTTGCGCAGTTCTGCCTGACGCTCCAGCTTGCGCTTGGCCCTGGCCTTCTTGGCCCTCACCCGGTCATGGTTCTGCACGCTGAACACGTACTGCACCTTGCAGCCCACCTCCTCGGCGATGTCGCTCTTGGATTTGGTTTTGTCTTTGAGCAGCGCGCGAATTAGCGCGGCTTTGTTGGTCTTGGTTGGGGTTGTTACGGTTTCGGTCATTACTTTCTCCTTTGTGGTTGTGGGAAGTCCAAGTTTAGACAGAAGCAACCGAGGGCGCAAGCCCTCGGAAGAAGAGATGTTGATAGAGAAAGAGACGGGCTTCACGCTGCAGCCAGAGCCAACTCAACTGCGCGGTTCTTGAGCGTGTCGCCCTGGCCCCACAGAGCAGAGGCGGTGCGGTTCTCATCCGAGTGAGCGCGGATGTGGTGGTCAGCGTACTCAGTCACGGCATTGAGCCAACCCCACGCAGTCTCCTGCGCTGTCTCAAGCATGGCGCCCTTGGCGGCACCGTTGAAGAGTTCCATCACGCGGATGAAGCCACGCGACTCCTTGACCTTGTCGGCATCCTTGGTTGTGCCAGTCTTGAACAGGTGGAGCGTGAGGTCTTCGGCCAGGGGGCGGGAGACGCGGATGCCTGCCAGTTGGCGGCTCATCTCCATGAAGGCATGGAACTCAGCGTTGGCGTTCTCCAGTACTGACTGGACTTCCTCGGGTTTGAACTCGCTGCGGTGCGTCACCCGCACTGCTGCCTTGCCCTCGCGTGCCATGCTCAGGGTGTTGTTGCACACAACCCGGACGGTTGTCCACCGGGCCTCGGTGGCCAGGGAGCCATCGGCGGAGGTGGACAGGAGAGCGTAGGGCACGATCCTGTCGGAGTACCCATCGACACAAACCCCCGCTGCCATCTTCGCCGTAGCAAAGTACCGCTTGCCACCAAACAAGACCCCCGCACTTTCAATCGTCATGCCACCTGCCGTGGCCCAGTCGCGGAAGAACTCCAGCACCTCACGGGGCTGCACCACCTTGTAGCTGTCCGACACCACGCCCAGGGCGTCCTTGGTGTCGCTGCGGAACAGCACCACCTTGTCCTTGA